ATTTTATATAATGATTTTTCATTACTGATTAGATTATTGTAATAATCAATTTTATTTAAAATGTCTTTGGAATCTTCTATTATCGATTGCTCATTTAATATATTTTTTTTACTTATATTATAGGAAGATGTTTTTGTTTTTCTCTTTTTACACATTTTTTTTAATGTATTTCTATCCCAAAGCTCAACGCCTATAGATCCGGCAAGTTCAATAGCTTGTTTAGTGAAATAGGAATTTGTAAAAACAACAGGTATGTCACATGAATAATGTCTACAGCCAGAAAAAGACTCTTGTATAGCAGATACACCAACATTACCAGAATAGTTTTTACATTGAATAGCATATTTTTTATGGTTGTTTTTTGCTAAAATATCTATTCCAAAATCACCACTACCTTTAGTAACTTTTACATCATAAAAGCCATTATTTGTTAAAATATTTTTACTAGCTTGTTCAAATTGCAAACCAGACATATTATCTAATTGTTCAAGATAGTAGTTTTTAGGAAACAGTTCTTTGAATATGTCTATTAAAAATTTAAGAAATTTAAATGAATACTTTAAGGGATAAAACATCATTTTAAAAGGTAAAGTCAAAATAAAATAAATCATAGTATTATTTTATTTGATCTCTTATTTTTTAAAAAAGATAATATATTTAAATTGCTTTTAAATGACATTTTTATTCCCTCCTATTACTTTTTACCTTTACATTGATTTATTCTTGATTTTTATGGTAAAATCTAGTAGTAAAAGGGGCTTTTGGTTAGGCTTTTTTTACTAGTGATATTGGCGTATCACTTTAAGATTAAGCAATAGTATTTATGGTTTTCTATTGCTTGACACTCTAGTTGGCGCTAGAGTGTTTTTTTGTTGCATAAATATAAAATTGGTTAATATTTCATCACAACGATAAAGTGCAATTTCTTTATTTGAAGGATAATGTGCTCTTTCAAATAAAATTTGGGCTTCTTGATGAGAAACACAAAAGTTTTGTTTTACTCCATGCCAAGATTTTATACTACCTATACTGATATAAAATTGTAAAAGGAATGTTGGAGCTAATAATTCCGAAGCGAATGCATTTGCTTCTTTTTCTAATATTTCATGTTTATGATCAGGCAAGTGCATTAAATCTTCATCAAGCTCTAAGTGACCACATATAATATGACCTAGTTCATGTGCAAGGGTAAATCGTTGTCTCTCTTCTGTTAAAATAGTGTCATTGTAAATTATTAAATATTTTCCATTGATTTTATGTGTTACGGCATCTTTGGTTTGTAATTCATCTGATATTTTATCAATGGAACATTTTTTTATATTAGCGAGTCTACTGTAATTCATAAAAGCAATTCTACCTTTAAATAATTGCATCATTATTCCTGCTGGAGAAACAGGAATAAATGCAAATCTACAAGAAAGAAGTGTATCTATAGCTAATTTTCTTACTTCGAAATATCTAGGTTCTTCAGGTACAAGATTATTTGTCACTCTCATTAAATGCCTCCTTGAATGCGACTGATAATAAATCAATCATTTTATCTAAATCTTCATCTGTCATATTATCAGAAGCTCTTCTGATAGCACGAATAGTTTTTTCTTTTTTTGATTCAATAATTGGTGAATCATTTTTTTCTCTAATTAAATCTTCTACATTTATATGAAAATAGTCAGCTAGAAGTTGCATTTTATCTGGTCTAGGAAAATTTATACCATGATACCAACCAGATACAGTTGTTAAACTGATATTTAAGTCTCTAGAAATATCTGTTTGTGTTTTACTATTTAATTTCATATATTTTAACAAATTGTTTTGAAAAATATTTCTTACGTCATCACTCATTTTTTATTCACCACCTACTATTATATTACTCTTTAAAAGTAGTTAAAGCAACAAAAAGTGAAAAAAACTACGTTTTAAAAGTTGACACTACGGTTTAAAAGTAGTATTGTATAAACAGGAGGTGAGATAAATGTCAAGCGAAGAAGGGGTTCAAATTCGTATTTCATTAGAAGCAGCTAGAGTGAATGCTGAATTATTACAAAAAGATGCTGCTAAACTTATTGGTATTTCATTAAAAACATTACAAAATTATGAGAATGGTAAAACAAAACCAAATTGGGATACTTTAATTAAAATGTCAAATATTTATAATATTCCTATTGGAATGTTAAATTGTAGGTATTAATTTTTTTACCTATAACTACGGTTTAAAAGTAGTAACTTATTTAAATAATTACTGATCATCCAGGAATCAATCTCTAATAAAGCCTATTTTATTAGATTCCTAAAATTAATTGATCATAGAAACACTAACTTAAAACAAATTTCTTTTTAATACAATACGTGAAACTTTCATTTTGTAATAGAGGTTGGTTCCTTGATGGTCAGTAGTAGGAAGGAAAAACAAATTATGACTAAAGCAAAACAGGTTGAAGTTATTAAACAGAGAATTGATTTTGAAAAAGATTTTCTTGATGAACAAATCAAACGTAGAAACAAAGCAAGAAAAGAGTTTGAAGAATGTACATCCAAAGAATACAAAGAAAAGAAATTAAATCTTGATACATGTTACACAGCTGTTTCTAAACAGCACATGTATATAAGTGGCGTTCTTGATGTTGCACATATTTTAGGACTTATTTCAAATGATGAATACGGGAAATTGTGTAAGCAAGTATTTGATGGCGTTTTTAGCTAGAAAGGAGGGGAATAGCATGGCGTATCAACTACAACTAGTACTATTGGATAGTAAGAAACTTTCATTGGAGATAGCAAAAAGTAACTGCTCAGTTGCAGCTTTTTCAAAGAAATGTGGAGTACACCGTCAAACTATTGCTGAAATCATCAATAGAGGGGTTAGCTGCAGATTCTTAACAGCTTATAAAATTGCAAAAGGTTTAAATTTAGAAGTTGAAGATCTTTTATTAAAGGAGGGATAATCCATGGATGAAAACAACATTTCAGTTGAAGAAGTTATGAAGATTACTCATAAGAGTAGAGAATTCATCATCAATGCAATTCAACAAGGATGCTTTCCAGGAAGTGTTGCAATAGCTAACAAAAGAAGAAACGTACACATTCCAAGAAAAGCATTTGAGGACTACATGAATCAATTCAGTAGAAGTCCAAGTGAGCAATTGATCATTGCATTGCTTAATTCTTTAAATGAAAAAAGTGCCCTTGAAAAAAGGACACACAACATAGCACATAAATTATAAACAAATTCGGGAGGAATTGCAAATATGAGATTGACTAAAAAAGCTCAGGTCACATTGTTTGGACTTTGTGTCTTCGGTTTGGTTCTTAGTGGTACTGGTTATGCTCAAGCAAAATCAACACAAGCAGCTTATGAAGAACAAAGCAAACAAATGGAATTATACAAGCAAGAGTTGAAAGAAACTCAAAACCAACTCAATGAATATGTTCAGTACAAAGCCATGTACGAATGTATCCAGGTAGAAAGAAATCAACTACAAGAACAAGTTGATGAACTTTCTAAATGAAAAGCACTTGGCCAGTTTACCATAACGTACTATTGGCCAGGAGAAGACATCTACGGAAGTTTAACTTCTACAGGTGTAATTGCACAAGAAGGTAAAACCATTGCGGTAGATCCTTCAATCATTCCTTATGGTTCTACAGTTTTGATAGATGGAAAAGAATATTTAGCTCAAGACTGCGGAGGAGCTATCAAAGGAAACAAAATTGATATCTTTAGTGAATATCCAAAACACGAAAGATATCAAGTAGAAATATACATCAAAAGGGAGAAATAAAAATGGATAAGTTTCTAGAAAGTATTATTCAAGCCGCTAAAGATGCGGGTGCAAAAGATATTGAAGTAGCAAAAATTAGTGGAAAGGATTTAACTTTTGGGCCTGAAGAAAAGCCTAAATTGAACATTATCAGATTGCTTTCAACAGCTCACTATGATGAAGATGGCAATCTTATTATTGAAATGGATGCAGGATTAGGAATTAGCGGAAGTGATTTCTTAAGTGAAGCATACGGTATCTCAGAAAAACAAGTAAAGGATATTTATGAATCAGCAATAAATGAGTTCGAAAAATGTACGGGTACATTAATAAAACTTATTGAAAATAAAATTGAAGAAAGAGACAAAGGGGAAAGTAAAGATGTCAGTGAAGATTAATGCATTGGAGTTAGAAAACGTTAAAAGAATCAAAGCAGTTAAGATTGATCCAACACAAAATGGATTGACTATTATTGGTGGGGACAATAACCAAGGTAAGACTTCGGTACTTGACAGTATCGCATGGGCTTTGGGTGGAGATAAAAACAAGCCTAGCAACGCTGCAAGAGAAGGTTCAACTATTCCACCAGTTTTAAAAGTTACATTAAGCAATGGAATTATCGTTGAAAGAAAGGGAAAGAACAGTTCTTTAAAAGTTACTGATCCTAGCGGTAAGAAAGCAGGACAAAACTTATTGAATTCTTTTATTGAACAGCTTGCGTTGGATTTACCAAAATTCATGAACAAGACAAACAAGGAAAAGGCGGAAGTTCTTTTAAATATCATCGGAGTTGGAGAACAATTAGCTGTTTATCAAAAACAAGAAAATGAACTTTATCAGGAAAGATTGACGGTAGGTCGTATTGCTGATCAAAAAGCTAAGTTTGCTAAGGAACAACCGTTCTTTGAAGATGCACCTAAGGATTTGGTAAGTCCTCAAGATTTAATCAATCAGCAACAGGCTATTCTTGCTCAAAATGGTGAGAACCAAAGAAAAAGAGAAAAGGTCACTCAATATGAGTATCAGGTCAAAACCTTAACGGATGAAGTAGCACGCTATGAACAAATGCTAAATCAAAAGAAAGAGGAATTGAACAAGGCTACATATGATTTAAGCGTGGCCAAAACAGATGCTTTAGATTTATTGGATCAATCAACTGATGAACTAGAAAAGAACCTAGCTGAAATTGAAGAAACAAATCGCAAGGTTAGAGCAAATCTTGATAAGGAAAAAGCTGAAGAAGAGGCTAAAGGTTATAAGTCACAATATGACAACCTTACAAATCAAATTGAAGATGTACGTAAACAAAAATATGACTTATTGAACAATGCGGATTTACCATTGCCTGAATTAAGTATTGAAGACAATGAATTGACTTACAAAGGAAAGAAATGGGATAGCATGAGCGGAAGTGACCAATTAAGAGTTTCTACTGCTATCGTTCGTAAATTGAATCCTGATTGCGGTTTTGTTTTATTAGACAAGCTAGAACAAATGGATCTAAGAACTCTAACAGAGTTCAATGCATGGCTTGAACAAGAAGGACTACAAGCTATTGCAACAAGAGTATCTACTGGTGATGAATGTTCAGTAATCATTGAAGATGGCTATGTTAAAGAAACTGGACTTCAATCAATAAATCCTCAACCAACATGGAAAGCAGGTGAATTCTAATGGATTTTGAAATTACTGAAGGAGTAATAAACGGAGCACAAAAAGTTGTTTTCTATGGTCCTGAAGGAATTGGTAAAACAACTTTTGCTTCAAAGTTTCCTGATCCTTTATTTATTGATACTGAAGGATCTACAAAAAAATTAAATGTAAAGAGATTACCAAAGCCTACAAGCTGGCAAATGCTGATTGCGGAAGTTCAATCAGTCATTCAAAAAAGAAACTGTAAAACACTTGTTATTGATACTGCCGATTGGGCTGAAAGATTATGTACTGAAGCCATCTGTGCAAAACATGATAAATCAGGTGTAGAAGAATTTGGATATGGTACAGGTTATACCTATATTGCTGAAGAATGGGGAAGATTCCTTAATCTTCTTCAGGATGTAGTAGATGTGGCCAATATCAATGTTGTTTTAACAGCTCATTCAATCATTCGTAAATTTGAACAACCTAATGAAATGGGTGCTTATGATCGTTATGAATTGAAATTAGGAAAGAAGACAACAGCACAAACTGCTCCACTTACAAAGGAGTGGGCAGACATGGTTTTATTTGCAAATTACAAAACTTTCAGTGTGGCTGTAGATGATAAAGGTAAAAAGCATAAGGCACAAGGTGGTCAACGTGTTATGTATACATCTCATCATCCTTGTTGGGATGCTAAAAACAGAGATGGATTACCTGAAGAGTTGCCACTTGATTATGGAGCAATCGCTCATTTATTTGCTCACCAATTAAATGAGAATGTTACACCTGCACCAGCAGTAAACACTACACCTGTCATGAATACTGTTTCTTCAGTTTCTCGAGAAGAACCAAAAGTTGAAGAAATCAAAGTAGATAAGGAACTACAAACAGGTGGAATTCAAGAAGCAGTACCTACTGCAAATACACCTTCAGTACAACAAACTGTACAAAGTACGATTCCAAAACCATTGAAGGATTTAATGGATCAAAATCTTGTAACTGAAGAAGAAGTTAGAAAAGCGGTCAGCTTCAAAGGATATTATCCTGAAGACACACCAATTGATAATTATGATCCAAACTTTATCAATGGAGTATTAATAGGTGCTTGGCCACAAGTATTAAAAATTATTAACGAAAATATCAGAGCGTTTTAGGAGGATGATTAAATGGATGCATATAACAACGGGATGAATAACGGAATGATGGAAGGTCATGAATTAGATTGGGATGGTGTCATCGAAGAAGAAAGTGAGTTCATTATCTTACCTGCAGGTGATTATGACTTTACTGTAAAAAGTTATGAAAGAGGAAGATTCAACGGCTCTGAAAAGATGTCGGCCTGTAATCAAGCAATCGTAAGTATTGCTATCAACTATAACGGTAAAGAAGTCATCATTAAACATAGATTATTACTTCATACAAAAGTTGAAAGAATCTTAAGTGAATTCTTTAGAGGAATTGGGCAAAAGAAAAAAGGAGAACCATTAAAGATGAACTGGCCAATGGTTCCTGGTTCAACAGGACGCTGTAAGATTGGTACAAAAATTTACAACGGCAATGAATACAATGAAATCAAAAAATTCTATCCAAAAGATGAAATGCCAGTTACACCACAAGCAACACCTAACTATAATCCAGGACAATTCTAATGCAGTTAAGACCTTATCAACAAGAGGCACATGATTCTATATTTGAAGAATGGAACAAGGGAGTTCAAAAGACTCTCCTTGTTTTGCCTACTGGTTGTGGAAAAACAATCGTCTTTGCTGAGGTTGCCAAAGACTGCGTAAAAATTGGGGATAGAGTTCTTATTATGGCACATAGAGGGGAACTGCTGGAGCAGGCAAGTGACAAGATCGCTAAGTCAACAGGACTTAAATGTGCTATGGAAAAAGCAAAAGAAACATGTATTGGAAGCTGGTTCAGGATTGTTGTTGGTTCGGTACAAACATTACAAAGAACCAAGAGATTAGAACAGTTTCCAAAAGATTATTTTGACACGATCATTATTGATGAAGCACATCATTGTTTAAGTGATGGTTATCAAAGAGTATTGGAATATTTTGACAGCGCTAAAGTATTAGGTGTAACGGCTACACCTGATAGAGGAGATATGAGAAATCTAGGGAGCTTCTTTGAAAGTCTAGCTTATCAGTACACACTTCCAAAAGCTATCAAAGAAGGGTATCTAACACCTATAAAGGCACTTACGTTACCGCTAAAGATGGATTTGTCCGGGGTCGGAGTTCAGTCTGGTGACTTCAAGGTAAGTGATATAGGAACTGCGTTAGATCCTTATCTTGAACAGATAGCAAAGGAAATGAAAAAGTATTGTAAAGATAGAAAGACAGTTGTTTTTCTTCCTTTAGTCAAAACTTCTCAAAAGTTCAGAGATATTTTAAATGCTAATGGATTTAAGGCTGCAGAAGTCAATGGAGACAGTAAAGATCGTACAGAAATATTAAAAGATTTTGAAAATGATAAATATAACGTTTTATGTAATTCAATGCTGTTAACTGAAGGATGGGATTGCCCTAGTGTTGACTGCATTATCGTTTTGCGACCAACGAAAGTGAGAAGCTTATATTCACAAATGGTCGGTCGTGGTACTCGTCTATGTGAAGGCAAGGACCACCTGTTACTACTAGATTTTTTATGGCATACGGAACGCCATGAATTATGTCATCCAGCCAACTTGATTTGTGAAAACGATGAAGTGGCCAAACAGATGACAAAGAATTTAGAAGATAAAGCAAGTGCATCACTTCCTGAAGATGTACTTGAAGCAATAGATATAGAAGATGCTGAAAAAGAAGCTCAAAGTGATGTCATTGCTCAAAGAGAGGAATCACTTGCTAAACAGCTTGCTGAAATGCGTAAAAGAAAGAGAAAGCTTGTTGATCCATTGCAGTTTGAAATGAGCATCATGGACCAAGACTTACAAAGTTACACACCATCATTTGGATGGGAAATGGCACCAGCAAGTGAAAAACAAATAAAGGCATTGGAAAAATATGGAATCTATCCTGACAGTGTCGACAATGCTGGAAAAGCAACTTTGCTGTTAGACAGATTGCATAAAAGACAAGAAGAAGGATTGGCTACACCTAAACAAATTAGGTTGTTAGAAAACAAAGGATTCAAACAAGTTGGAACATGGTCTTTTGAATCGGCTAGAAAATTAATTAATAGAATAGCTGCTTCAGGCTGGAGAGTTCCTAATGGAATAGATCCCGCAACATATAAAGAAGGAGATTAAAAGTGGAGTATACAACTGATTTATTAGAAATACTGAATAATATTGATCCTTCTCTTCTTGATTATCAGGAATGGTGCTGTGTTGGAATGGCACTTAAATTTGAAGGATATACCGCTAGTGACTGGGATTCATGGAGTCAACGTGATTCTAAAAGATACCATAAAAATGAATGTTACAGAAAATGGGATTCTTTTACTGGTTCTGGTGTAACGGGTGGAACCATAGTTCAGTATGCTAGAAATCAGGGATGGGTTCCACCAATGATAAACCAAGAAAGTGGCCATGAACTTGATTGGGATGATGTTATTGAAAAAGACGAACAGGTCATTATCGATAAGAACTGGATAGAAGACAGAGAAGTAAGAGAGCCTACTAATTGGAATCCAGTCAATGAACTTATTACTTATTTGGAAATCCTGTTTGACTCTACTGAAAATGTTGGGTATGTTACAAAGACATGGCTTAAAGATGAAAAGCATTTACCTACTCAGGGATGTTGGGACAGGACTGCAGGAAAGCTCATACAACAGTTAAATAAGTGTGATGGCGATATTGGGGCTGTTTTAGGCGATTACAACAAAGAAGCGGGTGCATGGATACGATTTAACCCATTAGACGGAAAAGGCTGTAAGAACTCAAATGTAACGGATTTTAAGTATGCTCTTGTAGAAAGTGACTCAATGCCAATAGCTGAACAGAATGCAGTATTGAGAGAATTGGAATTGCCGATAGCATGTTTAGTTCATTCAGGAGGTAAAAGCCTTCATGCAATCGTAAGAATTGAAGCAAATGATATGAGGGAATATCGAAAACGTGTTGATTACCTCTATAACATCTGTAAAAAGAACGGTCTTGATGTCGATACACAAAATAGAAATCCTTCACGTCTATCAAGAATGCCAGGCGTTATCAGAAATGGTAAAAAACAATTCTTAGTTGACACCAATATTGGTAAGGAGTCATGGGATGAATGGTACGAATGGATTGAAAGTATCAATGATGATTTACCTGATCCTGAATCATTGGACGCTTGCTGGGATGATATGCCACAACTTGCATCACCATTGATTGATGGAGTTTTAAGACAAGGACATAAGATGCTGATTGCTGGACCATCAAAAGCTGGTAAGTCGTTTGCACTTATTGAATTGTGTATTGCCATTGCTGAAGGAAAGAAATGGTTAAGGTGGCAATGCGTACAAGGAAAAATATTATATGTCAATTTGGAATTGGATAGGCCATCATGCTTGCACAGGTTCAAGGATGTTTATAATGCGCTTGGTATTAAGCCGAATAGCCTTTCTAATATCGATATTTGGAATTTAAGGGGTAAATCTATTCCTATGGATAAACTCGCTCCTAAATTGATTAGAAGGGCGTCTAAGAAAGATTACATTGCTGTAGTCATAGATCCAATTTACAAGGTTATTACGGGTGATGAAAACAGTGCGGACCAGATGGCTAATTTCTGTAACCAGTTTGACAAGATCTGTAATGAACTAGGTACATCCGTTATTTACTGTCACCACCATTCTAAAGGTTCTCAAGGCGGAAAAAGAAGTATGGACCGTGCCAGTGGCTCAGGAGTATTTGCACGTGATCCTGATGCATTGCTTGATTTGATTGAATTGGATCTAAATGAAACACATTACAAACAGTTAAGAAATATGAGTGCTTGTAAGTGTTGTGTTGACTATCTAAGAGCAAACAGACCTGAATTGTTGAATGAACTTTCACAAGATGATGTTCTTTCTCAAAGTATCATGCTTGATTTCTGTAAAAGCAAACTTGGCCATGATTACTACAAAGAACTGGATACGCTTGTAAATGAAGCAAGGGGCAAAGCTACATCAATTACTGCATGGAGGATTGAAGGAACGTTGAGAGAGTTCTCTAAGTTCCCACCAGTTAATCTTTATTTTGAATATCCAGTACATGTCGTTGATCAAGACGGAGTTCTTCAAGATATTGATCCTGATGATGTCAAACCTCAATGGCAAAAGGCAAAAGAAAAGAGACAGGAACAGGCTGAAAAAAATAAAAACAAGAAAGTAAATCAGTTTGAAATTGAGTTCTCAAACATTGAAATAGAAGGTAGAGAAGTACCTGCAGAAGAGCTTGCAGAAAAGTTAAATACAACTCCTAAAACGTTGCTTGCATGGCTTGGAAAAAGCAAAAAGCGCAATGAAGATTTAGCTGAAAATTTTGAAGCTTATTATGGTAAAGATGGTAAAAGATGCATTAAAAGAAAGGATAAATAGGGGTGCGCTCGACCATGGTGCGTCGCAGGTTCCGCGCAGGGGTGCGCTCGACCTATATATATAAATATATATAAATATTTTGGCGCACCCCCTCTAACGCGGAGGTAAGTGTCGTGCGACAGCTTACGCACGACGACTACTCACCCCGCACGCTAGAGGGCACCAAACCTAGAGCACCCTAATTAAAAAATGGAGAAAAATAAAAAAAGAAAAATTGAATTTTTTATGCTTATGATTCCACCTACAACAACAGCTCAACAGCACAAGGTGAATATGGGTACTAAAAAGTTTTATGATCCACCAGAACTTAAAACGGCAAAGGAAAAACTCAAAGCTCATTTGATACCGCATATTCCTGATAAGCCTTTTGATGGACCTTTAAGATTAATCGTCAGGTGGTGTTTTCCAGTAACTGGCAAACATCATGATGGAGAGTACAAATATACCAAGCCTGATACGGACGATTTAAACAAGGCGTTGAAAGACATCATGGAGAGGTTGGGATTCTATGTAAATGATTCAAGAGTAGCCAGTGAGCTGATTGAAAAGTTCTGGGCGGAAATACCAGGTATATATATTCGATTGGAGGAATTGGAATGATTAAAACAACTAACATCAATGAGTACATCTCATTACAAGTTCTTAAAAATTACTGTTACTCTCATGGGGAAGATGACTGCAAAAACTGTGCGCTCGATCCCGTATGCAAATGTATGAGCAAAATTCCTGCAGACTGGGATTTAGAACATTGTCCAGTAAATGAAGGTGATTCCAAATGAGAAAAGAAGATATCGCAAAACCAGTAGATCGTAAGAAATGTCCAACCTGTAAATACTACAACCAAAACAAGAAACGTTGTTCATTGAGAATGTGTAAAGATCAACCGAGCTTGTTTGATTATATTGGGAATAGGTTTTAATTATGACAGTCAAAAGATTGGTTGATGAGAAAAAAGGAGAATACTGGAAAGAATACAAAAATGGATATTTCTTTTCTAACTTTGGAAGAGCAAAGCATGTTTATAAAAATGGCAGCGAATATTTGTTGTGTCCATACGTGCACAAAACTTCAGGAAAAACAGTTTTAAAAATACATGGCCAAGCTCATACGGTTTCAAAAATCATTTATGAATTATTTGTTGGACCTATTCCTGATGGATATAACATTATCCATAAAAACAAGATTAGAAGTGACAATAGTTTAGCAAATCTTCAATTGGCTACCCGAAGAGAAACAGGACTTCACTATGGAAACAGGAACCGAAAGGTGATTATCTATGATGCAATAAACGATTGTTATTACAAATCAACAAGAGAAGCAGCAAAGAAGTTATTCATTTCTAGACAGACAGTAAGTGATTACTGCAACAGAAAAAGAAAGAACCCAATGTTCGACTTATCGTGGGAAAGATTGTGATTAAGAAAGGTTAAGGTGTAAAAAAATCTGTAGATTGCAGAAAAAGCGATACCAAGGAGGAACAAAAATGACCAAACAGGAATTGATAAAAGCACTTGAAGTACAAAAAGGAGTGTTAGAAGAAGTGAAAGTTCATATTGAAAACATTGAACTGGAAATTGAAAAATTAGATAAGGAGTAGATTTTGAAATGAAATTTTATGCGATTTATGAAGAAGTCTATGGTTATTATAAAGGAAGTTGTGCTTTCAAAGGTGTAACTTCGTCTCGAGGGTTTGATTTAAAAGTTTTTAACAATAAAAAAGAACGAAGAGAGGCACAAGAAATTGAAGAAACTGAATTTGAAATGCCTGATTATGAGTACAATTATTTCGGTGATATTGTTGGACAAGTAGGTGGCGGATTTTATTATTATACTTTACGTTTGCGCATTAAAAAAGCCGTGTGGAAATATAAAGATATTGGCTTTGAGGAAGCCTCTAAAAATGAATATTTTAAAATTTTCATTTCCGAAAAAGAAGCAAAAGAATATTGTGATAATTTAAACTACTTATCAGTTTTGTTTGGACCAGAATTAAAATATTTAAAAAACGCACCGGATAATTATATTAACAAGCCATATTATTATCAAGAGAATGATAAAATTGTTGAAGAAATTCCAACAACTATTTTCCAAATTCAAAAATTATTTGCGGAGCATAAAGGAAAGATTGCTCTTTCAAAAGAAAATTTAAAATCAAATATTTTTATTGAGAATATTCATGATTTTTATCTCCAAAAAGATAAAGAAAAGCGTCGACTTTTCATTGTATTAAAAAAACTAAAAGAAGAAAGAAAAAGAGTTAACCAGTACAAAGAAATGTAGGAAATTGCGAGGTGATAGATGATGAATAAAATAGAAGAATTTAATGTTGATAATCCAATGATGATTATTAGATATCCAATGAGCAATAGAGAATCAAATTGTGAATGGTGTAATTTTGAAGAAAATAGATTTTATCCAATCCAAATTCCAAAGGTAATGGAAAAATGATTGTTTTTATGGGTATCTTCATTGGAGTGCTATTTTTTATCATAGGATTGTTAGTAATAATGATCAGTGAATATAAGAGCGAAAGAATGGATTTTGCTTTATATATCAAAACCTTAAAAGAAAGAAATAATATTTTGCAAAAAGAAAACCACAAATTGTGGAATGAAATATACAAGAGAAAGTAAAAATGGGTAATCAATACAGAAGAATGCAAACCGTTAAACATGCTCTGCAGTACTACATTACTAGACCGAACGCAAGTAAAAAGGATCTAGTAAGAGAAAAGAATTTATTAAAGCGTGTTGAAGAAGATATTGAATGGTACGAAGAAAGACACCATATCAAAAAGAAAGAGGAGTGATAGACAATGTACATTAACCCATTCTGGTGCGGAGTTGCTGCAACTATCCTTGTCGAATTGGCAGGGATAATTGCTTATGCTATTTATCAAGATCATAAAAATTAATAATTATTTAGGAGGATAAGGGATGAATTTTACAGAAGAAGAAAAAGAAACAATCAAAGAAGTTAAGGATTATCTAAAAGAGCTGAGAAAAATCAATCTAGAAAAGTTTTCTTTGACTTTTGAAATAGAGGACATCCCAAGTCCTCAATCTATAAAATACAGTGATGAAATGCCAGGAGGTTTTTCAAAACCTAAAGGAGAACAAATTACTTCTAATATGTTACGTAGAGATCTTCTAACAAAGCGTGTGGCGTTGTTTAATCAAGAACTGGATAGATTTATGCCATTGTTATATTTGCTCAATGCAGGGCATAGAAACATCATTAGAACGTATGTATGTTCAAGAGGATATTCTGAAATGATTAGAACGCTTGATGAATCATACTGTATAAGTGTTTCAACTTACAAAAGAGAATTTCCAAAGGCTTGTTTAGAATTGGCCAAGTATATTAATTTCAATAACAAGCCATCTTTAGAAGAATTGAATAATCGATTTTTTAACAGTATCAAGGATGAATAATTATGTTCATTCTTTTTCTTTCTTTAAATTTAATATGTGTAGATAAGTGTAGACATGTGTAGCATTTTTTTTTTGAATGTGTTATATTATTTGTGTAGTCATGGGGAAAAATCATGTGTGTATATAAGTATATAAAAATATTGTAGTAATAATGTAATGTATTAAATCTTTTTAAAAATAATCCTGACTACAGCATTTTTGTAAAATTGAGAAAAAGAGCACAAAAGAAAAAGGAAGAATGGCCGTTCTTCCTTTTTCGCTACTTAGATACCAGCTTTTTTTGTAAAATTGATATTAATCAAGTAACATTCTAGTTGCTACTAGGATTAAAAAGAGCATCACAAGATAGTCCATTTAATAATACCTTTCTTCACATCAAAAGCTGATAATCTGCTTGATGTAGTTTTCATATTATTGCCAGTACCTCCGTAGATATAATGCACATTCCAGTATGTGCTTTTTTATTTTATCACATAATATCGAAATAAGTCATGTTTTAGGTGACCTTTATACCAAAAAACATTTTTTATATCTTGATTAGGCATGCAATTTTATTGTTTTTATCACAAATGATAACTTTTTATTAAAAGTGGACCCAATTTGGACCCAAAATGAACCCAAAGTGAGCCCTAATTGGACCCAATTTGGACCTAGTATGAACCCTAATTTACATGTTATTATGCTATTGTGGTTTTAAGAGAAAAGAAAAAGAACTTTTCTAACCACACACAACATTTCGTTCTAAATGGTATATCTTTGTTAAAAGCTCTATTCTATAGGGCTTTTTTCGTAATTATTTAGAATAAGAAGCTCAAATGCTTTTATTATACATATAAATCATTTTTGGAGGTGGTGATATGGCTTGAAAGAGAAATACGAGTTAGCCTATGAAGATTATTTGGACGGGATGAAATACAAAGATATAGCTGCTAAATATGGTGTGTCAGTTAGTGCTGTCAAGTCATGGAAAAGTCGCTACTGGAAGGATAAAAAGTTGCAACCAAAAAAACCAAAGGTTGCAACCAAAAAGGTTGCTAAAAAAATAGCAAAGAAAATAGTTGAAAATGATGAGCTGGACGATCAGCAACAAAAGTTTTGTGTTTACTTTGTTAAATATCATAATGCAACTAAGGCATATCAACTAGCTTATGGTGCCAAATACACAAGCGCTATGGTTCTGGCTTGTAATTTAAGAAAAGAGCCAAAAATTCAAGAAGAAATAAAACGATTAAAAGAGATTATGTATCAGGATATTCTTCTTGATCCACAGGACATTGTTCAAAGATACATTGATATTGCATTTTTAGATGAATGCGAAATGGATGGGAAAGCCATTAAAATGGCTGATTCATTAAAGGCACTAGAATGGCTGTCTAAACATATGAACATGGCCAATGAAGAACAAAAAGCTAAAATCAATCTTCTTAAAGCTCAAGTAGCTCAAATGAACGTTACAAATAATGAAGAAACAAATAAGGTTGTGATTGTAAATGACTTGCCAAACGGTAAAACTGAGTGACATATTAATTCCTAAATATCATGATACATTCAATGATATTAGTTATCTTCATAAGATTTTTACTAGCGGGCGTGCTGGTACTAAATCATCACGCGGAGCTATTAGAGCGGTATATAAGATTGTAAGTGATCCATCATGTTCAGTTGTTGTTATGCGTAAGTTTCATAACAAGCTGAAGAAAACAGTTTTCAAAGAAACTTTAAGGGCAATCAAACGTTTAGGACTTGATAAAAAGGATTTTAAAATTACCGTTTCACCTATGGAAATCAAATATCTTCCTAATGGAAACACTATTTATTTTACTGGTAATGATTCTATTGATGATACAAAAGGTATGATTGATGAAGATAAACCAATCAAGCTAGTAGAGGTTGATGAGTTAACGGAATTCTTTGATAAAGGAGACGGTGAAGACGAACTTGTAAATATTATGGCCACATTCGTTCGTGGTAATGATGATGAGTTCTGTATGGAGTATTATTTCAACCCACCAAAGAATGATAAATCTCCAGTTATGCAATGGGTCCATAAAATGGAGCAAAGACCTGATTGTATTAGGGTACATAATGATTATAGAGATGTACCTATTGAATGGTTAGGTAAAAAGCTTATTCAAGAAGCTGAAAATATGAAAGCTGCAGATGAAAAAATGTATGAGTGGCTTTGGTTAGGTTTATGTACTGGTCTTGATGAGCTTGTTTATTATATGTTCAATGAAGATGTTCATGTAGAAGAACCGACAAAAGAAGATATCAAAAACATTCGTTTTATTGTTTGTGGTGTGGATTATGGTCAGATGAATGCCACGACCTATCAATTCTTTGGTATGGATTTCAAAAATAAATGTATTCGAGGAATAGATGAGTATTATCACAGTGGTCGTGAAACAGGAAGGCAAAAATCTCCAAGTGAATATGCATTAGAATTCAAGAAAAAGAAAGAAGAAATTGAAGCATATACAAAGAAAAAAGTCTTGTATGTTTATATTGATCCATCAGCAAAAGGACTTGCTGAAGAAATCAAAAGGGTTTGTCCTGGTATAAATATTATTGATGCAAATAACACGGTCAAATTAGGTATCACAAGAGTACAGAAGTTAATGGCTCTAGGACACCTATTTTTTTCGCCTAAGCAACGACATTTGATAGAAGAAGAGTATTTATACAGTTATGACAAAGACCTCTTAGACAAAGGAAAAGAAGAAGTAATAAAAGACCATGACCACTGCATGGATGCTAAAAGATATGCAGTCATGGGATTATGGAAATATATTAAGCAACTTTTACCGTTGCTGGAAAAGGAGGAATAGGATGGTTAATGAAAACGCTACATTAGTAACGAATATCAAAGGGTATTTGAAACAGTTGGGATATGATGTCATTGACAGTGAATATTATAATCACATAAATGAATGGTATAACTGGTATCGCAATAAAGTAGATAGTTTTAGAAAGTACAATATCTATAACGGTTATCAATTTGTAGAAAAAGAAAGATTTACTTTAGGAATGCCGAAACAAGTTTCAGAAGACTGGGCATCATTGCTTTACAATGACAATACTTCAATAACTGTTGACGATGAACAACAAACTGATTTAGATATAGCATTATTTGATAATAAGTTTTCTCAAAAGTTTGCAAAGCTGATGGAATTAACCTTTGCGTTAGGTACGGGTGCAACTGTTGTTTATAAGAAAGATGGTAATGTAAAAATTGATTACATCAATGCTTTGATGATTTTTCCTATTCATGTAGAGAATGATGAAATTATCTCATGTGCATTTGCTAGTGTTATCAATGACTATTACTATGTCAATATTCATATAAAAGAAGATGATCATTATAAAATCATCAACAAATATATCAAAAAAAGTGGAAATGGATTTGTTGAAGTTGAAGGTGGTCAAGCTGAAGAAGAAACTACAGAAACAGTTAAAATGTTTCAAATCTATAAGCCTAACATTACAAATAACATAGATATCTTCAGTCCATTTGGAATCAGCTGTTTTGGAAATGCTATTTGTGAAAATAAGGATGTAGATATCTGTTATGATTCATTCAAAGATGAATTTGATTTAGGAAGAAAAAGATTAATGTTACCAACTGAAGCGTTGACTTATAGAACTGTGGTAGGTGAAGATGGAAAAGACATGGAAGTTCCTATTTTTGATAGAGGACAAACAGAGTTTTATGCGTTGCCAATCAATGATGATGGTAGTAACAATGGAATAACTGAAATCAATCCAACTTTACGAGTAACGGAACATATAGACGCATTACAAACAAAGCTTAATTTGCTTTCTAGTGCATGTGGATTGGGCCCTGATAGATATTCGTTCAAGGATGGAAAAGTTTATACGAATGAAACACAAGTTATTTCAACCAATTCAAAATTGTATAAGAATATCAAAAATCATGAAAAGCTTTTAACTTCCTCATTAAGTGAATTAGTACAGGCAGTTTTATATGCAGTTACTGATCATGAATATGAAGGGGATATTTCTATTGATTATGATGACAGTATCGTTGAAGATACTGCCGAAATCAAAAGACAAGCTCTTTTAGAATTAAATGCAGGATTGATTGACAATATCCAATATTACATTGATGTCTATAAAATGACTGAAGAACAGGCCATTGAATTTGATAAGAAAATTAAAGAACGTTCTCCAGTTGAAGAAGAACCGCCTGAAGAGGAATAATTAAATGTTAGACGATAAACAGTTTGAAGATTTAATTAGACCTATTTCTAATATTTATAGTGATATTGAATATGAGCTTTTAATGGAGATAGCCTCAAGATTTAAGAATTATGATAGTTTATCAGGAAGTTTTGAATGGTACACTAAAAAGCTTGATGAATTAGGTGGCTTAAATCAAGAAGCAGTTAGAATTATAGCCAAATACTCAAACAAGACCGAAAAAGAAGTCAAACGAGTTTTAGAAAAGGCTGGTTATGATGCTATACCTTTGCAGGAATACAAAAGAATATATGATGCAGGAGGAATTCCAATAGATCCTTCAACCATTACAATTACAAGAGTTCTTGAAAATTCATTTGTTGAATCTAAAGAACTTTTTAAATTGATTAATACAAAGGCAGTTGAAGGGACAAAAAAAGCTTATATGGATATTCTCAATCAAGCTTATTTAGAGGTAAGTGGTGGTTATTATGACTACAATACTTCTATTCAAAAGGCTTGTAAGAAGATGGCCAATAAAGGTATTTCATGTGCCACTTATCAAAGAAGCAACGGTAAGACGGTTCAAATGTCTATTGAATCAGTTGTTAGGAGAGATACTCTTACTTCTATCAATCAAACAGCAAATAAAGCCAATGATAAATTCATTGATGAATTAAAAGCTAAACACGTTTATGTTACTGAACATGCAGGAGCAAGGAATAAAGGTGTTGGTTGGCAAAATCATGAAAGTTGGCAAGGAAAAGTTTATTTGATTGAAGGCAGTGATGATAAATATAAAAACTTTAAGACAACTACTGGATATGGAAAAGTTGATGGTTTAGCAGGTGTTAATTGTCGTCATAGTCATTATGCTTTCTTCCCTGGATTTAGTGTTATACCTAAAAGTCCATCATATAACCCAAAGCTTTATGATCTAACTCAAAAACAAAGATATTTCGAAAGAGGTATTCGTAAATGGAAAAAGCAGTTAGCAATCTATGAAGGTCTTGAAGATGATGTAAATATTGCTGTTTGCAAAAAGAAAGTAAAAGAATGGCAAAATAATTTACAAAAATTCATTGATGAACATGAAGAACTAAAACGTGATCATTCAAGAGAGAGGGTGTATTGATGGGATGGATAACAAAAGATGGTCATAGAGTATTTATAGAGGACTTACATAGTGCTTTATCAGAACATTATGATGATGGTAAAATGCCTACTGTTTATTTAGAAAAGAAAGAGTATGCAACTGTCATTAGTGAAATCAATACTTATTACAAAAAGGAATACGATAATAAAAAAGTACTCCGTAAAGCAATAGGAGATTATGTTTACACCTTTGAAAATCACGGATATAATAATTATAGAATTGTTGATAAAGTGAAAATAGACGAGGATGATGAATGATGAAGGAAAATAGAAAAAAAATGAATTCTCTGTTAAAGCAAATATGTGATGTTCCATCTTATGAAAATGATTTTATTGTAGGTGTGAATGCTGACCTTAAAACAGATAACCAAGTTAATGAGATGTTGGGTTGGTTAGAAAAACATACTAACAGTAATCTAAATACTGATGAAGTTACTGTAAAATCAATGGAAATAAGACATGGCAAAAAGTTAAATGTAAATGGTGTTACTGCAAGAAATTAATAAAAAGTAAGAGGATTGTAATAAATATGATGAGCAAGTTTTTATAACTTGCTTTTTTTGTACTCAATTTTAAGAAAGGAGGAAGTCTATTCTATGGCTGAAGGATTAAGACCACATCGTCATCAAGAGTTTGAATATAGAACCGTTCGATACTTTGATAAGAAAAGACATGTGTTTGTTAAAGAAATTCAGTATATGTGTATGATTTGTGGACATATCCGCCCTGAAAAATATGACTGTTATGTACCACCACCTAAATCTAAAAATAAATCTTTAGAACGAAATAAGAAGAAATATGGCAATCGTGAATGATTGTCTTTTATTTTGCCACGAGCAAGGCGTTAAAAGGCGTTCGCCCAAGTGAGAGCAACTCACGTTAATAAAGCGTAGGAGGATATGGAATGAAAAGACAAGATTTAGAAAAAATTGAAGGTTTAACAAAGGAACAAATTGATTCAATCATGAACCTTCATCAAACAGATGTTACTAGCTGGCAAACAAAGATTACAGGTTTACAAAATGATAAAAACAATTTAGAAACGCAATTAAATCAATATAAAGACGTCAATGTTGATGATTTGCAAACAAAAATTACAAATCTAGAAAAAGAAAAGCAAACACTAGAAACTGAAAAGGCTGATTTAGTTACAAAACATACTGATGAAATCAATGGCATGAAATTAAATGGTGCATTAGATAAAGCAATTTATGGAACTCATACAGTTGATAGCATTGCTTTAAAAGCTCATTTAAATATGAAAGAAATCAAATTGGATGAAAATGGTTCTTTAACTGGATTTGATGAACAATTAGAAACAATCAAAAAAGAACATGGTTATTTATTTAAAAACCAAACAACAGGTGGTGCTCACGGAGGAATAAAAGATACAAGTGGAACTTTATCTTTAGGTGAAGCATTACATGAAAATTATGATAATTAGGAGGATTAATTAATGATTACATTAGCAGAAGCAAAAGTTGGTATGGCTGACAAAGTAGACCAAGCGGTCATTGATGAATTTAGAAGAGGTTCATTATTATTAGACAGATTAATTTTTGACAATACAGTTTCTCCAGGAACTGCTGGATCAACATTAACTTATGGATATATGAAATTAAAAACACCATCTACAGCTGGGTTCCGTAAGTTAAATGAAGAATACAAAGGAAATGAAGCAAAAAGAGAAAAAGCTTCAGCTGATTTAAAAATCTTTGGTGGAGAGTTCTCATTAGATAGAGTCATCATCAAAACTTCAGGAGCAGTTGATGAATTAGATTTCCAAATGCAAGAAAAAATCAAAGCAGCAATTAACTTATTCCATTATACTGTGATTAATGGAGACCCTGATAAACATGAAGATGAGTTTGTAGGATTAGCTAAATTATTAGAAGGTTCAAAAACCGAATTCAATAATGTATATGAACAAACAGCAGATAAAGATGTGGTTGCTGGAAAAACATATTTCACTAGATCTGGGGAAGGTACTGATGAATCACCTTATAAATATGAAAAAGTTGATGGACCTACTAAATCTAATATTTCAACTTATTATGAACTTACAACTATTGATTTATCTACTTCAAAAGCAATGGATGATAATTACAATGAGTTCTTAGATATGATGAATGATTTTGTTGCATCAATGCAAGGAAAACCTCATATGTTCTTAACTAACTCTAAAATGAAAACTAAGATGAAAAGTGTGGCTCGAAGAGCTGGTTACTTCTCACGTCAAGAAGATGCATTTGGTCGTTCTGTTGATATGTGGGATGGAATTCCAATCGTTGATTTAGAAGAATATTTTGATGGTGAAGCAACTAAATTGTGTGTTCCTATTGATGCAGATGGATATACTACTCTTTATGCTGTTCAAATCGCTAAAGATGGTTTCCATGGAGTATCTCCAACAGGAAATAATATCATTTCAACTGCATTACCTGATTTAAAACAACCAGGAGTTATCAAAAAAGGTGACGTTGAAATGGTTGCAGCTGTCGTATTAAAAAATACATTAAAAGCTGGTGCATTTAAAAATATCAAAGTTAAATAACCTTAGGAGTGATCTAAATGTATGCTGATTACGAGTTTTATGAAAAAAATTATTTAGGAGAACTCGTAAATTTTGATGATTATCCTAAATATGAAATGAGAGCAAGAAATGAGCTTGATTATTACACAAGAATGCGTATTCCGTATGTGAAAGATGAAAACAAAATGGAACGTGTAAAGATGTGTGAATGTAAGCTTATTGACTTGCTTTTTAATTATGATCAAGAACTTGCCAAGATAAAAGAATATGAAGATAAGACGGTAGAAGGAGTTGTTTCCAGCGAAACTGTTGGAAAACACTCTATCTCTTATCAAAAAGTTTCTTTAAGAAGTAAAGCGGATGTTGAAAAAGAAAGTTCTAAAAAGATTAAAGAGCTTATTCATAAAAATTTGTTCATGACAGGGCTTTTATATAGTGGGTTATCGTATGTTTAATGCTAATATTACAATTTTCAATAAGGTATATGATCCAAAGACGAGAAGTGATAAATACGTAAGAAAAGTATTGAAGGGTGTTCATGTTGAAAAAACACACACTATTCAAAAGGATGATTCAAAAGTTATTGTTAATGACTCGTTATTTGTTTCTATACCTTTTTCAGATGAATATACAAGTCCTAAAAAATTTCAAGAGACAAAAGAAGGTTATACTATACAAAATAGTGATGTTATCGTTGTTGGTATTGTAGAAAAAAATATTGAATCTTTAAAGGACTTAAAAGATATGGATGATGTCTATACAGTTAATTCAGTTGAAGTTATTGATTATTCAAAATGTTTAAATCACATTGAGGTGTATGCATCATGATTACTACTTATAAAGTTGATTTTAAGAGCATTGATGAGATTTTAAAGGAAAGAGGATTGTTACCTGGAGGCACTATTCAAAAGTATCTCACAAATGAAATTATTAGGATTAGTGACCCTTATGTTCCTTTTGACAACGGACCTTTAAAAAATCAAATGGCAGTAGCAATGGATGGTACTTATTACGATTATATTTCTCCATATGCTTGTTATCATTGGTATGGGAAATTAATGGTTGACCCCGTAACTAAAAAAGGAGCCTTTTTCAATCCTAATTATGGTTTTTGGTCAAGACCAGGAGTCCCTAAAGAATTAACCAATAAAGATATGAATTATCGTGGAGCACCAATGAGAGGTCCCAAATGGACAATGAGAGCATGGGCAGATAACAAAAATCAAGTAATTTCAAATCTAGAAAGGAAATTAAACAAATGACAATTATTGAAAGTGTAAGAGATTATATCTTAAGTTGTCCTTATTTAGAGGATCTTCAAAAAGTAAATGTCAACTTTCTTCCTGAAAACACGGATAACTGTTCAATAGAAGAAGTCCCTAATCAAAATGGTTCGCTAACTAAAAAGTTTCTTGATGGATCAAGCGAAAGAGAATTTAATTTTGTTTTGGCTTGTGTTTTTGATTATAGTGAAGATTTACAAACAAATATTGATAGCAGTGAGTTCTTTGAAAACTTTCAAGAATGGATAGAAGATAATGATTTAAATGAAATCTATCCACAATTGAAAGATGGATTAGAACCACTTTCTATATCAGTTACAACCTCAGGCTATTTATATTATGTGCCTGAAAAAATGGATAGAGCAATCTATCAAATACAACTCAAATTATTATATGCAAAGGAGAATTAAAATGGCTGAAACAACAGTAAAAAGAGTAAAAAGAAGTCAATTTGCTACTTTCTTGAATACTACACCAAGTGGTGATTCACCAACTTGGGCAAGAATGGGTAAAGGTATCACAAGTGCTTCAGTTTCTTACAATCCAACTGTTAATGATGAACAATTCATTGATGAAGATAGTGGAAATAAAGAAGTAGATTCTTATGCACCAACAATGAGCGGTGAACAAACTGCCTATAAAGGTGATGCAGTATTTGATTTTGTTGATGGTTTAAGACAAAGCCGTGCAACAGGAGAAGATGCTAAAACTCAAATGTTAATGGTTTATATCTATGACGAAGATAGTACAGGAAAATACAAAGCTGAATTACAAGATGTAGCCATCTCAATTAATGAGTTTGGTGGTGATGCTGGTAGTGCAAATACCATTTCCTATGATGTTGGATTCTGTGGGGAATCACAAAAAGGAACAGCAACTATTGCTGATAAAGTAGTTACTTTTACAAAAAAGTAGAAAACCCTTCAACACAAAGTTTAGATGCTGAAGGGCAAACAACTAAATCAAAGGAAGTCATGAAATAGGGGCTTTCTTTTTTTTATTTCAGGAGGAAATTTATGAATAAAATTAGAATTCAAAATAAACATCAATATGTTATCGAAGTTAATGATGATGGAGATACTATTTCTTTTAATGTTGATGATCCTACGCTTCCATTAAAATTTGATAATGCAATGATGCGCTTAGATGCTGTTCAACAAAACTTAAAAGCTGAAGAACAAATTATCAAGAAAAAAGAAGATAAGGAAACAAAAGGCATTCTTTCTCAAAATACTAGAAAATTATTAGAAGCCGAAGTTAAAGCTTGTAAGGATTTAAGAGGGGTATTTGATGAGTTTTTAGGAGAAGGGGCATGTAAAAAGATTTTTGGTGATGCAAATTATTTAGGAATGTTTCAAGAGTTAATGGAACAGCTAGAACCACATTTTGCAATTATGAAATTGGATGCTGAACATTACAAAAAAGCTGTAGAAGAAAAGTACAAAGAAGATGAAGACGAAGATGTTTTATCATGATGAAATATCCTAAATATGCAAAAGTTAGCGATAAAAAATATCCAATAAACACTAGTTTTAGGGTTGCTTTAAAATGCTTTGAAATTATTAATGATTCATCTATTAGTGATTTAGAAAGAACCTATGCAATTGTCTATAAATTGTTCGGTTTTATTCCCGAAGATAAAGATATGAAAGATTTTGTAAGGATTGCTGAACAATATCTTGGTTGTGGCAAATCTCAGGAAGAACATCAGTCAAGAAAAAAAGATATGGATTTCAAACAAGACTGGCCATATTTGATTGCTAGTTTTATGAGTGATTACAAAATCAATCTTAATGATGAAGAAATGCACTGGTATCAGTTTATTGATCTAATTCAAGGCTTAACTGAAGACAGTGTTATGAGCAAAGTAAGAGAATTAAGAAATTATGATTTGAGTGAGGTTAAAGATCAAAAGACTCGAAATAAAATCATTAAGCTTCAACAAAACGTTGCCTTGAAAGAAGAATTGACTCCTGAAGAACAAGAAGCGTTGGATAAATTTGAATCTTTATTTAAATAATCCAACTGAAGGAGGTGAAACCAATGGCGGATGGAAAAATTCGTATTGATACACGTATTGACAATTCCCATGCTGAAAAGGATTTAAAAGATTTAGAGAAAGTTGTTGATGCGTGTTCTAGGCATATGAAAGATGCTTTTGAAAGCATTGATAGTGTCAAGGGTTGTGAAAAGGCAATTCAAAGACAAGTTAATGCCTATCAAAAAGCAAAAGAAAAAGCCTCTGAATATGAAAAACAAATTGAACAAGTAAATGCTCAATTGAAAGAAAAAGAAAGTACTGCTCTAAAAAATGCAAATATAGGATTCTCAAATGATACACCTGAAAAAATGCAAAATAGAGCAGATGATTTATTATCAAATGATAAAGATTACAATAAGCTTATTGAACAGTCCACAAAACTAGAAGAATCCTGGTATGCACAGAATGAAAAAATGAATCAAGCCAATTCAAATGTTGAAGCATTAGAATCAAAAATGGATCGTTTAAAAAATAAAGTGGATTCAGCTACAAAAAGCACCTCTAGAATGTCTAGAGTTTTTTCGGGTTTAAAAGGTATTGGATCTAAAATCAAAGATGTCTTTGCTGCAGGATTTGGTAAAGCACGAAGTGTTGCAGGCAACTTCTTTAAAAGAATAGGAAAATCCACCACAAACAGTACTAAAAGCATAAAACGTATGGGTCTTGCTATTTTAGGCATTCGAGCCGCCTATAGTTTGGTTAGAAAAGCAACGGACCAATATTTGGAGTCCAATCAAACTGCATCCAATCAAATAAGTGCGATTTGGAATACACTAGGTGCAATGATTGGTCCTATTGTTGATATGGTTATTAGTGGTGTAGTTACCGCCTTGAGTTATATCAATGCATTAGTAAAGGCACTTACTGGTATTGATTTTGTGGCCAAGGCAAATGCACATGCTTTAAAGAAACAAACAAAAGCTACTAAGGATACTGCTAAAGCAACAAAAGAAGCAAATGCTCAGCTTGCTGATTTTGATGAAATGAGTAAGTTGGAAGATAAATCAAAAGATAATTCAGGAAGTGGTTCTGGTACGGGACTGTTTACACCAACATCTGTAGATACTTCTTGGATTGATGGCTTAAAAGATGCTTTTAATAAAGGAGCTTATGAGTTGGGAAAATATCTTGGTGAGTCTTTAAATGATGCTTTAAGACAGATAGATTGGGATAAAATCAAATCTACTGCTCAAGATATCGGTAGAAACATAGCATTATTTTTAAATGGTGCTATTGATGGAATCGATTGGAAACTTTTAGGAAGTACAATCGGTGAGGGATTGAATACTGTTTTAAATTTTGCTTATCGTTTTGTTACGACCTTTAATTTTAGAGGGTTTGGCGAGGCGTTAGGAACAGCATTTGATTCATGCTTTAAAACAATAGATTGGAATATGTTGGCCGAAACAATCAGAAAAGGATTTATCGGCATTTTTAATTCTATCAGTGGATTTTTAAGTACAGTCGATTGGCAAAATATAGGAAAGACACTTGTTGATTTCATATTGTCAATAGACTGGGGTGGAATGATTTCAGCATTAGCTGAAGCTGCAGCTCTTTTATTAAAAGGTTTTGTTGATCTAGTTGTTGGTGGATTAACGGAACTTATTGCTCAACTCCCTAATATTACATCAAATATTTTTGAATGGATTTCCAGTATAGATTGGAATTCATTAGGAAAATCATTGGGAGAATATGTTTCACAAATAGTTGGCCAACTAATTGATGTGATTTTAAATACCGATTGGGTTTCAGTTGTTGTAAATATTGCAGGTATTATTGGTTCGGCAACATTAGGAATAATTGACTTTGTTGTTGGCTTTGTCCAAGCTGTTTTAGATTCAATTTGGGATGCGATTACTAAGTCATTCAATTATAACGATTTCTTGAAATGGATTGAAGGTGTTGTCAAATCTATCCAGGATGGTATCGCTGATATCAATACATGGATCAATGATAAATTTATGCAAGCAAGACAAGCAATCTATGATGTCTTTGGTAAAATTGGAGATTGGTTCAAAGAAAGATACAACGATATTTGTAATGCTTTTGATAGTGCAGGGACTTGGTTTAAAGATAAATTTGATAGTGCTGTAAAAGGTGTCAAAGATACATTCTCAAGTATTGGAAAATGGTTCAGCGATAGAAGAACTGATATCAATAATGCGTTCAACTCTGTTGGTTCATGGTTCTCTGAAAAATTTACGGGAGCATGGAATGCTATTAAAGGTATTTTCTCTCCTGATGCAGTGACAAGATTCTTTGCTGGGGCTTGGAACAATATCAAAGGAGCATTTGGAAGTGTAAGTGATTGGTTTAGAGGAACATTTGCTGATGCATGGCAAGCCGTAAAGAATGTATTTAGTAGTGGTGGTGCTATTTTTGATGGTATCAAAGATGGAATTCTAAATGGCTTAAAAGCGGTAATCAATGCGCTTATCAACGGTATTAACCGTGTTATTAAAATTCCATTTGATGGAATCAACAGTGCTTTAAAAACAATTAAATCAACTGATATCTTAGGATTTAAGCCATTCAGTTGGATTGGCACAATAACAGTTCCATCAATTCCTAAACTTGCAAAAGGTGGTATTGTTAACAACCCTACAATGTTCCAGGCAGGTGAAGCAGGGAAAGAAGCAGTGTTACCACTTCAAAACAACACACAATGGATGCAGGATCTAGCCGACTTTATCAATTCTCAACGTGATGATGACGGTGAAAAAGAAATCAATCTTTATATTGATGGAGAACGTTTCTTTAGATGGTTTATTAAAAAATATAAGCAATGGCAACTTCAAACTAATGGATAGGAGGTACTGAAATGAAAGTAACATACAGTGGAGATTTATTAAGAATTGACGGACAAAAAGTACCTAAAATCATTAATTATGATGTTGAATACGATAAGCTATGGGGAAGTGATAGCGGAAGAAATCTTGCTGGAGATATGAAAGCTACACTGGTTGGAATATTTCCTAAAATATGTTTGAAAATAGGAGCCACGACAGAAGATGACATGTCGTGGTTTTTATCTAAAGCAAATAAAGCTTTTATAACTGTTGAATGGTATGACGCTGAAATCAAAGGAACTAGAACAGCACAGTGCTATTCAAATAATCTAAAAGCCAGTTTGAAAAGTAAAAAAAGAATGGCGTACAGTTCATTTGAATGGAATCTTATTCCACTTAAGAAAAGGTAGGTGATTGAATGCTAGAACATAATGAATTGTTTAGAGAATATTTAAACACCTATGGAAGACAGTTAAATGTTGTTGTTGAAGATCATGCAGGAAAGACTTATTCAAATAATGAAGTTGTTTCGGTTACCAAGACATTTAAAACTGATTTGTGTAAATCAACAATGCAGCAGCTTAATATTGAAATAGAAGGTGATGTTTCACTTGACGAAACTGTAAATGTGAAACTTGGTGTATCTTTACAAGGCACGAATGTTGAGCAAATAGATTTTGGTGATTTTATTATTACGGATAGAGAATTTGTTGTTGATACTGAATCAACCAAATTTACAGCTTATGACAATATGTATAAAGCCCATGTGGATTATGATCCAAACGCCTTTGCATTTCCTTGTACTGTATATGAATTTGTTAGAAATATTTGTGATTTGTTAGAAATTCCATTTGAACAGGAAGAATTTAACAATTCAGATAAAGTTATTGAAAGCAATGTCTTTTTAAACAGTGCTTTGACTTATAGAGATGTATTTGATATGTTGGCACAAGTAACTGGTTTAAATGTATTGATCAGTAAAAATAAGCTTGTGTTTAGAGAATATAAAAATACAGGAATTACTATTGATGAAGTAGTTTTAAAAACATTGACTTTAAAAGAACAATATGGGCCGATAAATTCACTTGTATTTTCACGTTCAGCTGAATCGGATAACATTTATAGAAATGATGATAGCAGTGTTATTGAAAATGGTTTATGTGATATCAAATTCAGTGATAATTTAATTCTAGATGCGTTAAATAGAAATGATTATATAGATAACACCTTTAATGCTTTAAACGGCTTAAAATACAAAATATACGATTTAGAGGGATTTGGATGTTGTGTATTTGAACCAGGAGATCTATTTAATCTTAAAGATTTAAAAGGTGATGTTTATCAAACGATTGCTTTTAATAGTACAATCACTATCAATTCAGGAATTACCGAAAAGATGTATCTTGATTTACCAACTGTTTCTCAAACTGATTATGCTTCAGCTACGAAAGATGAAAGAAAAGATTTAAATACAAGGCTTCAGGTAAACAAAGAACTTGGAGAAATCAAATCTTATGTAGAAGAAACAACAAAATCCATTTATAAATTTGAAACAGGTAGTGGAAATATCTTTGATAACTGCAGATATACATTAGAAAAGAATTCAAGTGAATTACAAAGAAAAGTCTATTCCAATATTCTTTTAGGAATTAACAAAGCAGAACTAAAAGGTAAAGATATATGTATTTCGTGCTATATAAAAGTTGAAAATGCTATTGTTGGTCAACTTTCTAATAGAATCGGTGTTGAATTTGATGTGGGGTATGCTGATGGAACAAAGAAGACATATTCAGTTTATTGGTATCTTGGCCAATTCGACTTACAATATTTACTTCAAACATCAACTGCAGATCATGAAGAAAGAATATGGGCATATTTTAAATTAGAGGATAAAGAGATTGTGTCTGTATCGAATCTAAAGATGATTATTGATCTAAATGCTGAAAGAGCAGTTGTTGCAAATCCAAAGGTAGAATTTGGAACAAGACCTACAGGATTTGATTTTGATTTAGGGTATGTGCGTGACAACATTACGACAATTGAAGAGAATTACACTCAAATCAATCAAACAGTTAATGATTTAAGTTTAAAAGCAGTTAGTCAAGAAAAAGAGATAAAAACCATTAAAGGTAATGTAACGGAAGTCACAACAAGAATCCAAAGTGCTGAAATCAAGTTGCAGCCAACAAATATCTTGCTTGCTGTTAATGAACAGATTGGAGCAAATGGACAACTTTATACTACTAAATTTGTATTAGACAAAAGCGGTGTTCATATTTCAGGCGGAGGACTTGATATCAAGAATAATAGTGGAGATAAAGTGTTCTATGCTGATACAAATGGAAATCTTGTTATTAATAATTTAAAAGCCATTAATGGAAGTTTCAGCGGAAGTATTACAGCTTCGGTAATTACGGGTTCAACTTTTTCAATTACATCTAGTGATGGCTGCACGTTATCTATTGATTCTAATGGTTTAGTACTGAATGCTAAGGCTACATCAAACATTTTTGGATATCAAGGAGGTATCTTAACTATAGGAACTAAAAAATCAATCCTAGATAGTATGTTTTCTCCTATTACTTATCAAGAAGGTAATTCGAGTGGAAAATTGTGGACAATACCACTTGCTAACAATGTTTCTAAAATAGAATTTGGAACAGTAATGGATCATAGAATTTATTTTACAACCTTATTTGGAAGATTTTATGTTGAATGTCAATCAGGATAAAAAGGAAAGGAACTATTATTATGAAACTAACAATTAAACACACTTCTCAATATACAGGAACGATTATGATTGATAATGAAATTGTAGAAACACTTTCACAACCATTTGATGAAGAAGGCCATATGAGCGGTGGAATGGGTATGTACGTTCAAAACAAAGATAAATATTATGCTAATCTTCAAGAATGTCGTGCTAAAGAAGATGAATTCAAAGCGGAAATGAGAAAGATTGAAGATCAATCGGTTGTTTCAAAAGATACGGATGAAGATTCAAAAACTACGGAGGATGTAGAAGAAAATGAAAGTGAAGAATAAAGATTTAAGAGCCATTAATTCGGCTCTTTTTAGTTTAGGTAATCATCAAGGCGATATTTCTAAAAGATGGGCAATTGCAAAGTTAGCAAAGAAATTCAATGATGCAAACGAGCTTCTATCTAATCAAATTAACAAATTAGTAGAAGAACAAGGAAAAAAAGATAAAAACGGTCAAAAGACTTTATCTCCATTAAATGAAGATTTCTTGAAATTAATGGATCTAGATATCGATATTGAGTGTTCTTATTTCACTATCAAACAATTAGAAGAATATTCTCCAACAGTGCAAGAACTCGTTGCTTTAGAACCAATTATTAAAGAAGGTGATGATTAAATGGCAATTGGAAGAATTACTTATGAGGATAAAATAGATTATCAAAAGCAAGGGCAAGATGATAGATACAAAGTAACTGCAAAAGATATGAATGAAATCAAAAAGACATTCAATGATAGTGCGGAAGCAATTGAAAAGAATGTTGAAGATACTGAAAAGTTACAAGTAAAGCTTGATGATGCTATCAATCGTACGGGACATTACAAAATCGAAGATGGAAAAATCTATTTTAAGCAAATCGATGGTTCTTTTGGTGAAGGTATTGAATTGCCTGCACAAAGTTCAGTATTCATTGATGGTGTTGTTCAAGGCACGCTTAACTTGAATACATCAAGAAATAGTTCAGCAAATAAAGTGGCTGTTCAGTTGCTTGATATGATGGGGAACGCTTTAATGACTGAAACGTTAGCTAGTCAAGTTTATACAAAAGATGGACTGTCAATGGAAAACATCTTGAATAATGCGATTTTCATTTTAGAAGATAAAGGTAACGGAGAAACCGAATGTGGTGATTATGAAGCATATATTGATTATCTAGCTAAACATCAAAGTACGAATGAGGAAAGTGAGGACGAAACAGTATGATTTTAAATAAAGAAACCCACGCCCGCAAAAATCTTGCGGGGGGGGGTACAAAATCCGCAACAAAATTATGGAAGGAGGATGCTATCGCATAGAGGTAGTGTCCTCTATAAGAAAAGAGGTGGACACTATTTAGTGTCTATCGGTGATGTGCTATGAAAAAGTTCAACTTCTTAAATACAAAAGCATTAAGATCTAGCTATGATGCTGATAACGGTTGTATTGCTTTAGAGGATGGAACACTTATCTGTTACGGGAAAACTGATAAATATGTTGAGGTTGAACAAAGTGCATATTATAACGATTATCGTGTTATTGTGCAAAAACCATTTGGAGATTTCCACACAACTGTAACAGTAGATAATGAACAAGTGCAACTTGCTTTCATTAATCCACCCGTCGTTATCGTAAATCAAGCAAGTAATGCTGATTATTTGTATGGAAATATCGTAGGGGTAACAAGAAATGTTAATTGCATTGAAAACATTACATTTTCTAGACCACGAGGAGAAAATGGATGGATTGCTCCTCATTATATCGCAATTGGTAGATGGAAATAGCACATCCAAGACATTAAATAGTAATTTATGAAGAAATATCACTTCGTAAATAAAGATTATGTTAATAAAAAAGTAAACTATCAAGAGGTTGATTGGAGATTCAATGGAAGCGTAATTCCTTATGATAAATTTAAAAATTATAGTTTAATTATTTTAAGCATGAAGGATAAAAATAATTATACGTTACATAGGGAGGTCAATTTGAAACATGATACATATCAATATATTGATGATTATGATGGTGTCAGATTAAAAATATTATTTCAAAAAAATATTGGATTAACTATTGCAGTTGAAAGTGGAACAAATATCTCTAACTGTTCGATCGTTGGATGTTATTTTTTATCATAATCTAATCTCTTTTCTTGATAGCAATTAAAATATGCTAAAAGAATTAAATTTTAATCCTGCGATTTTCGTGGGGGGGTACGAGAAAGTACCTCTTACAAAACTTCAAAGATTGGAGGACAAATGTAGTCCTTCAATTGAGAAGGGTGGTGTCAAACTAGATAGTTGGCAATGATCTATTACAATAACTATCTAGCGGTTATGAAAAAATATCATTTCTTGAATCCAAAAGGAGTAACAGCTCACAATTTATTAATTAATGGTGATTTTCAAGTAAATCAACGAGGTCAAAGTAGTTATACGTGTGATGGAACGAAAAGAGTTGGTGGTGTAGATATGTGGTCGTTTTCAAAGGCGGATACATTTATGAAGGTTACAGAAAACGGAATTGAAACAAATGCTCCCATAAGTCAAATGTTTAATAAATTAAAATCAGGTGTGAAATATACTGTTGTATGTAGTATTGATAATGTCATTCATACAAAATCAATTACTGGTGGAACTTATGATACTGGTACAAGTCAAACAATTATGTATCTAGCTTTTAATGATGTTGAACGTATAGTGATTACGCCAAATGGTACTCAAACAATTAATTATGTTGATTTGTTTGAGGGTGAAATCGTATATAAACATCAAAAAGAAGATCATGCTATTGCTTTAACAAGATGTTTACCTTATGTTGAAATGAAAAATGTAAACACTGTAGGTATGTACAATAGCCCTACTAATGCAATATATTACGTTGATTATTATAAAAAAAAAGAAATTCCAACAATACAAATATTGTCCGCAGGTAGTGTTAATGGTGATGAAACATTGCCTAATAGAGAAACTACAAATGCTAATACCTATGGAACAATTAATGAAAACAATTGTGGTATAGAAAGTCAGTTTGAAACTGTGAGTGGTGCAACAGGAAAGTGTTGTAAAATACAGTATGTTAAAATTTTGATTACTTGTGAACCATTATAATTAATAAATTGAATGACACCACATACATTTAAATATGTATGAAAAAATTCAGTTTTTTAAATAAAGATTTGATTCAATATATTCAAGCTAGAAATGCTGTTGAAAAGCAAATTCTTAAAGCTTATGATCCATTACCGTTAGAATTATCTAGTTCTCTAGGTAATGATTTAACAATAAGTGATGATGGTAAATATATCGTTATTGGCGATAACGTAAGTTATGTGAAAATTACCGGATTTATGCAGTTTTACAGTAGTAGCGGTGATGCAATATCACAAAATATACAAATAAGAAGATTAAGAAATTCGACCTCTTCTGTTGTTGCTACTGGCATTAATTACGGTACGAGCATTACAGTAGAAAAAATAGTTTATTTGTACGTTAAAAAAGGTGATAAGTTATTTATCACTTCAACTAAAAATTGTGTACTCAACAGTGCCTCAACTGGAGGAATTAGAAGCGGAATAATTGTAGAAAAAATAGCTTAAAGCAAAGAAGGGAACAAAGATGAAAATTATGGAAAAATATTTTAATGCAATAGTAGCAGTACTTGCTACTTTTTTTACGTACATTTTTGGGGTATGGGATTTAGCAATGCAAGTATTGATTGTATTCATGACTTTGGATTATGGTACGGGTGTTCTTTATGCTTATTTAATCGGTCAATTAAGTAGTGAGGTAGGTTTCAAAGGATTGGTTAAAAAGTGTATGATCCTTGTTGTTGTAATCATTGGAGTTATGTTAGATCGTATGCTTGGTAATGGCACATGGATGTTTAGAACATTAGTATGTTATTTCTATATCGCAAATGAAGGTATCTCGTTATTAGAAAATGTAGGGAACATTGGTATTCCAATTCCCAACAAGATTAGAAACGCATTAGAACAATTAAATAAAGATGATGAAGAGAGCGACTAGCTCTCTTTTATTATGATTAACAACCAAAAATTGCAAAAAATGGTTGTTAAACGGTATTAGAACGGTAGAAAAACGGAATTATTGAAAAAAGGAGAATGTAAAAATGAAATTTAAAAGAGCTTTTGAATTAATGAAAAATGGAGCAAAAATTAAGTTACCTTCATGGGGTGGTTATTGGTATTGGGATGATGAAAAGAAAACAGTAATCATGCATACAAAAGATGGAAAAGAAATGGATATTAGAGAAACTGAAAGAGTTATCTATACTTTATCAAATATTCTTGATGATCAATGGCAAGTTGCTGACGAAGAAAACTGTCCTGTGTTAGGAGGCGTGGCCACTTTTGGATTTGATAAAGCTATTGGATGTTTAAAACGTGGCTTCAAAGTAAAACGTAGAGGATGGAATGGCAAAGACCAATACATTGAACTTGCTACAAATGTATCATTCAAAACACCTAATGATGAAGTTATTAATGTAGATCATATTGATATGGGAAACAAAGCAATTGCATTCCATGGGACAAGCGGTGTGCAGTTAGGATGGTTAGCAAGTCAAAGTGATATGCTATTAGAAGATTGGATTTTTGTGGAAGAAAATTAAGGAGGAAATAAAAAATGAATATTATTGAAAAAACATATAACTGGAATGGTAGTTTAAAAAATAGAACTTCAACAAAGAGAATTATCTTACATCATGCTGAATCAAAATCATGTACTGCAGATGACATTCATAGATGGCATTTAGCAAATGGATGGTGCGGAATTGGATATCATTTCTTTGTTAGAAAAGATGGATCTATTTATAGAGGTAGACCTGAAAGAGTCGTTGGAAGTCATGCCAAAGGATCTAACAGTGATTCTATTGGAATTTGCTTTGAAGGAAGTTATATGACTGAAACTATGTCAGATGTGCAAATCAATGCAGGTAGAGAATTAGTAGCATATTTAAAAAATAAATATGGAATTACAACGGTTCAAAAACATAAGGATGTTTGCTCTACTAATTGCCCAGGAACAAACTTTCCTTTTGATGCAATTGTAAATGTAGCTGTTACTCCATCACCAACTCCTGCAGCTAAACCATCTACAAGTGAAAAAGCAACAGGAACATATGAAGTAACAGCAAGCGATCTATCAGTAAGAACGGGTCCTGGTACAGGTTATCGTAGAAAAACTCATAACGAGTTAACCAAAGATGGTCAAAAACATGATAAAGATAAAGATGGATGCCTTGGAAGGGGAACACGCGTAACTGTCTACGAATGGAAAAACGGTTGGGCAAGAACACCGTCAGGATGGTTATGCGGAGACTATTTAAGAAAAGTTTAATTTGTTGTATAATTAAAACGTAAAATATTATATGTATTATATCTATTTATTTTAGTATAATAATTCAACGTCAACACAACTGAATATTTTACATTAAAAAGCCTACTCATTATCTGGGTAGGCAATTTTTTATTATGCGTTTATATATAATAAGGATAGAAAATATTATTTTTTTCAATAAATTTCATTGAAAAATTGTACTTAATTAGTAACAAATTAGTAACAAACCTTTCAAACACCGCATTATTGCGTACCAATTTTTTCAAATTTTGAAAATAAAATTCAAAGATTAGAAAATAAGTATAATACTTTTGAAAGAGGTGAAAGT